GCCGGATCCGTCAGTGAAAAAGTCACGCGGCTGTGGCTCGCGTTGCCGGTCATTTGCGCGCCCCCGCAAACACCTGCCGCTCCCGCTCTTTGTCGGCCGCGCAGGGCAGGCAAAGCGCGTAGCCCAGTCGCCGGCGGACCAGCGGGATCTGTTCGTCGCAGCATTCGCAGTGCTCCGGGCCGTCTTGGTGCGGGGCGTGGTTGCGAGTCGCGGCGATTCGCGCGTCAAGGTCAATCTGGGCGCGTTCGTTGGCAATATCTACATCGTCCAAAGCGGCATTCCTCAGTATTTTTTGCAAGTGGTGGTGATGGAATAGCCGCCGAAATAGCCAGGCAGGCGATGAATTTTTCCGGCATCGCGCAAGGCGCGGAGGTTGTGGTTCACGGTTTGGCGGGTCACGTTGAGTTTGTCGGCAAGCTCGCAAACGCCAATGCCGGGGTGCTGCCCGATCATGTCGACGACCCGCGCCCGGGTGACCAAGGCTTTTTTGTGATTCAGCAGTGCGCCGTTGTTGAGCGCGCCTTTGGTTGGCTCCGGCGGCGTAGCGCTGGCCACCGCCTCGGGGAGTCGCGCAACGAAGAAAGAAAAGTCGCTCATGTCAGCCGTCCTCATCCGGGTTGCTACCGGCGCGCGGCAGGTTGAGGTCGTCAAGGGTGGCAAGGATTCCGCGCCGCAGAATCATGTCGAGCCGCTGCTCGGCGGTTGATTTTGGGTGGCGGTCGGTCAGCCCCAGCGCCGCTGTTTCGAGATCCGGTACGTCGGCCGAGGCCACGACGCATCCGACCAGCAAAGCGCCGTGGCGGGGTGATTCGGTGTCGAGACGGGTATGACTGGTGGCGATGTTCATGGGTGCCAAACTCCTGCCGATGCCCAGGCACGGCGAAAGGTGTAGTGGGAATAGCCCGCCAGCCGCTGCGCGGCGCGCCACATGCGGAGGGCAAGGATCAGCCGGCGCATCACGCGGCCTCCGGATGCAGGTCGCGCACGCAGATGGCCTTGGCGAAGGCGCCCTCTGGGCGCTCGATCGACAGCACGTTGGTGCGGCCGTCTTTCATCAGGTAGAGCGATGCGCCACGGCTGACCAAGCGGCGCGCGGTGGGGGTTTCTAGCTGCTCGGCCACCGTGGTGGTGTCCGTCTGGGGGATGATGAGGCTGCAGAGTCCGCTCATGATCAGGCGGCCTCTTTGAGTGCGCGCCATTGCACCGGGTGATTAAACGAGATCCGGACGTTTTTGGTGTACTGGACCTCGCCGGCTTGTTCAGGTGTTTCAATGTCCAGCGCTGCCAAGGCCACGCGCAGCATGTCTTCCTTGTGGTCGTTGGTGTGGATCGAGATGAGCAGCTCGTCCATGTGATAGTGAAGCGTCACGATCGGCTCAAAATCCTCTTGCTTGATCAGCCGGTCGCGCAACGAGTACGCCGCCTCAATGGCATCGGCTCCGGCGCAAACCATTGCGCTTTTGGTCGCGGCTTTGGCCTCAATCATGTCCAGCGCTTCTTGCAGGTATGACATGGCAGTCTCCTGAAATAGATAAATGACTAAATAATTAATCTGCGGACGGCACGGGCGCGGAGCTCGTTGCTGATGTGGGTGTAGTACTGGCTGCCGTCGCGGAAGCTCTGACACCAGGCAAAACTAGAGTCCGAGGCGTACTGCTCGCCGGACCAGTACCAGTCGCTTTTGAAGTGCTGCTTGCAGTTTGCGAACAGTAGCGACTGTTCTTGCCGGGTCGGCAGCTCGCCGCCAACGCTCTTGGCCCATTCGGTTTGGGTGGCGTGATCGGCATCGTCGGCGTCGCCCGGCAGCAAAATCAGGTGATGGCTCGGGGTGCCGTCTTCCTTGAGGATCAGGCCGGCGTAGGTCTCGCCGTCGGCGAGGGTGGGTAGGGTGATTTGCGACATCGTTGGCTCCGGGTGGTTAGTGGTGTTTTGCTGGTTGGTGTGAAGAACTTTAGCGATACGCAAAAGCTATGTCAATAGCGAAACGCGAAATAATTGGCGAAAAAAAACCGCCCGGAGGCGGTCTTTTGCGTTTTTGTTGGTTGTGCCGGCGTTTAAGCCATGCGCTTTGCCTGTGCCACGGCGTCACTCAATTTGTCATAGCGCCATTCCTTTACATGGTAGATCGCGCCGTTTTTGGTGATGCCATGCTGCGCCATGATTTCCTCTTCTGTCGGTGGCGTGGTCGGCGTCAGGGCCGCGCCGCAGTGCTTGCACTTCCTGGCATCAATCAGCACCAGCTCGCGGCACTCGGGACATTTGGTGTGTGTCTCGACCGGATCAACCTCGACGACTGTTTTGGGCGCCTCAACAATAACCGGAAGAAATGCGGCCAGTAGCAGGCCAACAATCGGCGAAAGAACGATCGATATTAAAAAGTAACCAATGCCGCTGCGGTTTTTGGACCCGGCAATGATGCCGGCTACTACCGAAAACACCAGCCATAAGAAAACGATCCACATGCTTTGATCCCCGTGTGAAAACACTAAAATAAATCACACTGGTGGTGTTCTGCAAGCCCGTATTTGCGAGGGTTTTGGCTTTCTATGACTTTCGCCATATTGCCAGAAAGATGCTTTTTCAATAGCCTGCCGCCCGCCGCAAGATGCGGGAATAAAATCAGCTGGCCGGCTTTGCTTTAACCGCCGGGAACTGCTCTGCGATCTTGCCGGCTTCATAAAGCAACACGGCGCGCCCCTCGACCGACATGCCAGCGGCGATCGCCGCAATCTTCTTGACCGCCTCATATTCGGCTGATTTCTGCGCTGCATTGAGCGGAATAATCCCTGGCGGCAGATCGTAGCTGGCAAACCCGTGATTGGTGTCCAGCCATCCGGCCGGCTTACCCATGCACCGCTCAAAGCGCTGCGCAGTCTCTTTGCGCATGCCCCTTTGCTTGCCGGTGCGCGAATCCTTGGCACCATCACGCAGGTTGGTGTACTGCGAATCACTCATTTCAAGCCGCTTGGCAAAAGCAGCCGGGCCGCCAGCCTCGGCCTCTAAAGCCCGGATGTTTGCGCGCCTGATTTCGTCAATGTCTGCCATATGGTTATTGAATCGCCAAACGCTAGTGAAATATATTCGCGTTGCGCTATTGCGTTCTGTTTTGCGTAGCGCTAAACTAGAGCGCATGAATCTTCTCGACTACACAAACCAGAACGGCGGACAGACCAAATTGGCCCGTGCGCTCGGTCTTTCTGCGGTGGTTGTCCATCACTGGGCACACGGTATTCGCCCTGTTCCTGCCGAGCGTTGCCCAGCTATTGAGAGAGCCACCAGCGGATCGGTCCGCTGTGAAGACCTGCGCCCCGATGTCGATTGGGGCTATCTGCGCGCTACTGACTGCGCTCAAACCTGCCAACACAAAGAGGCCGCCTGATGTCAGCCGATCTCCTGCTGCTCCAAAACCTGCTTCAGCACGAAGCGAACGAGCTGGAAGCGCGGTCAAAAAGCGCCGAGTTCGAATTTGATACGCAATTGTTTTTTGAGTATCAGAAACGCGGCGTTTATTTGGCGCTGTCGATGGTCGAGGCGCTGCTGTCAGGCCAGCGCCCAGGCGCTGGCGGTCGCTCGGCTGGCGCCCAGCATTTCTACCTGTACGGAGAAGTTCTCCCCGTCGGCAGTGCGGAATGTTTCCCCGCCGTGGCCCCGAAGGTCCGCTTCGAAGATGGTTCCAGCCGGAAGTTCTACGCTGTCCATCAGCTCGAATGCGATGCACTCGGCGTCGTCCAGTTCCGCCGCATACCGGCCGTGCCGGGTGTTGGCAACAATGATCTTTCCCTTCATGGGTCATTCCTTTCGGGTGGTTGAGATGGTCGCTCACCAATTCTATCCGGCAGGAATGATCCGTTAACACCAAGAGGCCGCCTGACATGCTCAACGAAGAACAAATCAAGTCCGCATCCATCACTGTATCGGCCGTTATCCGAGACGCTGTTGAGGGCAAGGAAACTCCACCCTCCGTGGAGACGCTGACCGCGCTGGCCGAGTCTGTGGCGGCGGCTATTGTTGCCGGTTTCAAGAAAATCAACAGCGCTACCTGATTTTGCTCGCCATCGTGTCGATCTCGCGCTGCAGTTTTGCCACCATTTTGGTCAGGGCAATCAAGCCTTCTGCCAAGTGTTCGTTGGCAGAGTCTTCGTTGCTTTGCGCTATCTCTAGAGCGGTCTCGAAGGCATTCAGGGCGTCTGATTTTGCAGTCATGGGTCATTCCTTTCGGGTGGTTGAGATGGTCGCTCACCAATTCTACCCGGCTGGAATGGCCCGCCAATTCGCTTTGCATTTTGCGGCCCTCCTTTTGTCTCACCCCCGCCGACTCCTCCCTGTGGTGGGTTCTTTGGCCGGGGCGGTGTTATCCGCCGCTCCGGTTTTTTTAGTCTAGGGGAGGCCGGGGAGAAGATCATGCGTGCACGTCCACATCACACGGTCATCGCGGCGATCCGCGAAGCAGTTGAGGCCTGGCGCAAGCGCGACCGGCTTTCAATTGCGGCGGTGGTCGATAACATCGTCGAGACGCATCACCGGCTGGGGCTCGATCTGTCGAGCGAGATCAAGTTCGAGCTGTCGGATCGCGATGCGCATCGCCGTATGCAAACCAATGGCGAGCGGGTCTATCGCTGGCTAGATGACTTTTCAAAGACCAACAATCATCTGCCGGCCAACTTTTTGCCGAGCGTGCTGGCAGCGCTGCCGCTCGATCTGCGCATCCAGGCGGTCGATTCGATTCTGCTGCCGGCCGGGTTGTCGGTGCGCCAGCTCGATGACGATGCGGATTCGCAAACGGTATGCGGTAGCTTGCAGACGCTGGCCAAAGAGAGCGGCGAGGCGGTGGCTTCGGTAGCTGCATTGGTCGATGGCGCCACTCAAGAGGAGTTGTGCAAGGCGCAGAAGGAGATCACCGAGGCGATCGGCGCGCACGAACACACTTTGCACCTGGTAGAGAAGATGATGGGCAAGGTGGCCAGATGATTGAGGGGCTGGTGATGTTGTCCGCCGCGGTGTTGATGATGTCGGTGGCCCTGATGCTGGTGATCCGTTCGGTTTGGCTGATGCTGCGTTCGGTGTTCGGTCTGCCGATGTGGTTGTTCCAGATGCTGCGGGGTCCGCGCTCATGATGGCGCACAACGATCCGCTGCGCTTTGCCGAAAAGCTGCGCCAGCGCATTGTGGCCAGCAGCTCGCGAGGCCTGCAGGTGGTGTTTGTGTCAGAGCGTGGCGAGGTGGATTGCTGCACGCTCAATAGCGAACGGCACCTGGCCATGGCGGCGCGTCCTGACTTCTTTCGGCGGGTGGCTGGGGTGTTCGATGCCACGGCGTCCGTGGCCCTCCTGGCGGCGGGTGTTGGCGAGGTGCGCCAGGTATGAAGTCAATGATCCTCAACGAGCGCGAGTTCGAGCTATTGGAGGGCGAGCCGCATTTGTACTTTCGCCTTTACCTGCTGCTCCGTTGGGCGATGGATCGGAAGACCAAGCGCGTTGGCAGCGCGTCCGCTATTTCATGGGGTTGGATGGCCCGGGAGCTGGAGGTGCAGCCCAAGCGTGGCCGTCATAGCAACGAGTGCGGCCGGCTGTCTGCCAAGGCGTTGCGAAATGCGTGCGAGGGTCTTGAAACGTTGGGCTTGTTGCAGCCCTGCGGGAATGGTGAAACGGTGGTCTTTTTGCTGCCAAAAGCGTCTGTCGCTTTGTCACGTCCAAAAGATGAGGGGCAGGTGAGGGGCAGGGTTGAGGGGCATGGGCAAACCCATGCCGGTGCTGCGTTTGCCGGTGATGAGGGGCAGGGGGCAAATGGGTATGAGGGGCGACAATTAAGGTATCAGGTAAACCCTATCTCCGTAGTAAACAAAAAAGCAGCACCATGCGCCCAGCCTGTGGATAACTTCCAGCCGGACACGATGCTGGTGGTGGCTGCTGGTTTTGCATCTTGGCTGAGAAAAGCAGAGCACGCTCGGGGCTGCATCGCCAAGGTCAAAGACGACGAACCTGCAGTGCTGTCGTGGGCTACCGACAGCATCACGATTGACCAGCTGCGCGATGCCTATGAGGCAGCAGCATGGGATCGAGAGAGAACGAACAACCCGCACCCGATCAACGCGCCTTTCCTCAACACGATTCTCCGTCGGCGTCTGGGCGGCAGCATGGTCAGCAGGAAGGCGGATTCTGCATCGCCCAAGGCATGGCATAGCCACGCGGAAGGAATTGCTGCCAAGGCGCAGGAATTGGGTTTGGCGCGCCATCCCGACGAAGACGACCAGGCGTTCAAGAGCCGCGTGGTGTTCGAGGACGGCAAGCGGGCCGATGCAGAGCGTGAGGCAAAGAAGCGTGGCCGGTAAGGAATGGGCCGCTGCCATCGCCCGGCGCGTCGAGGCCGGCGAAACGGTGCCGCGTGTTTCGGTGAAGTACGCCGAAGAGGTGCTTGGCCGGCCGATCTTGCGCGGCGGCAAACATGCCCAGCGCCCCGATGTCAAAGACCGACAGGCCGGTGACTATCGCGACGACAAAGAAATGGTGGTCCTGTGAGCGTCGTCTCTCAGAAAACCCGGGATGACATCACCACGGTGCTGGTGTTCTTCGGCATCGATCGGGCCACGAACCTGCACCTGTTTCGCGCCGCCAACGATTTCGACCGCGATGCCTTTGCAACCAGTTTCGGCGCCCTGGCGAGCGCGATTCGGAGTGACATCAGGTTTGGGTGTGATCAACGCATCAAGGCCGCCATTGCGGCAGAAAAAGCGAGGAAGGAATGCTGACTATCAGGCTCGAAGGGCTGGGCGCGTTGGAAGCGCGGCTGAAAGGTATTCAGTCCGAACTTGAGCGCGGGCAAGCTATGCAGATGGCGATCAACAAAACCGCCGAGAAGGCGCAAGCCGAGATCAACCGAGCCATCCGTCAGGAGTACGCCGTCAGAGCGGATGAGGTACGCAACGCCATCAGCCTGCGACGTGCCAACAAAGGCAATCTGCAGGCCGTCATTCAGATATTCGGATCAAAGAACAGGCGCGGCCGGTCGCTCAACATGATCCACTTCCTCGCTGCCATGCAGGCAGCCGGTGTAGCCACCAAGACCCGAAGTGCCAAAGGCATCAAGAAGAAAGAATTGGCAGCCATCGGCAAGCAGCTCGGCTTCAAGATCAAGCAGGGTGGTGGTCTCAAACAGATCGCTGGCGCCTTCGTTGGCAACAAGGGCCGCACCGTCTTCATGCGCGAAGGCAAGGCAAGGCTACCAATCAAGCCAGTGCAGGTCATCGGCTTCAGTCAGATGTTCAGCAGTCGCAAGATCAGCGAACGAGTGATGGCCAAGATCAATGCCGACCTGAAGATCGAAGTCGATCGCGCCATCAAGGCGATCTTGGCGAAGCGCAAGTGATCAAGATAAAAACAAAAGTGCTTGGGTCCTCCCTAGACTTTCTTGATTACGGGGTCGAAGCGGCGCGGTTTAGCGCTAGTCACAGGGGTTTTGTAAGGGGGTGATGATGCTCATTGATCTCTCTGAAAAGACCACGCAGCAAGGTTTTGGCGATATTGTCGGAGTTGGGCAATCGGCTGTTTCCGAGATGGTGTCACGCGGGGTTCTGCGCCAGGATGGCTCGCTTGGGCAGTGGATCGAGGACTATTGCGCGCACTTGCGGGAGGTGGCCGCCGGTCGGGTTGGGTCGGGTGACCTCGACCTGGTGACGGAGCGTGCCTGGCTGGCCCGTGCCCAGCGCGAGCGAATCGAGATGCAGAACGCGGTGACGCGGCGCGAGCTGGCGCCGGTTGTTCTGATTGAAGAGGTGTTGGCGAAGGCTGGGTCGAAGGTGGCCGGCATTCTCGACGCGATCCCGGGCATGGTGAAGCGCCGCCTCCCGGCCCTGACCTCCGACGCGATTGACTTGATCCGCAGCGAGGTCGCCAAGGCGCGCAACGTTGCGGCGGCCGTGTCGCTGTCCGATCTGCGTGACGATGTGACGCCGGCCGAAGACGAAGCGCCGATCGAAGATGAGGTCGTCGGCTGATGGACATGTCGGAAATCCTGCGCTTCGAGGAGTCGGCGGTGGCCGATCACCTGGCGCGCGGATTGTCGGCATTCGGGGTGCCTGATCCAGTCAGCCTGCTGGGGTGGTCAGAAAAGAACTTCTACCTGTCGGCCGAGTCGTCCTACGTCGAGCAGCAGTGGAAGGCGTGGCCGTTTCAGCGCGCCATCATGGCGTGTTTCAGCAACGATGACATCGAGGAGATCGACTGGCCGAAGGCTGCCCGGGTCGGCAACACCAAGATCATGCTGGCCGCCATCGGCTATTTTGCCGAGCACAAGCGGCGCAACCAGGCGATCTGGCAGCCGACCGACGACGACCGCGATGAGTTCGTGAAGACCGAGCTCGACCCGATGTTGCGCGATGTGGCGGTGATGCAGGAAGTCTTCCCGGCTCACCTGTCGCGGCACAAAGACAACACGCTGCAGCAGAAGAAGTTCCTCGGCTCGATGCTG